CAAAACACATATAGTTTTAATCAAAATATTGGTTCTTGGAATGTTTTTAATGTTTTAAATATGTCGGGTATGTTCCAATATTCGTCATTTAATAATGGTAACTCAACATCGATTAATAATTGGAATCTTGCAAGTGTTACGAATATGAGTTATATGTTTTACAACACAACCAATTTTAATCAAAATATTGGTTCTTGGAATACTTCAAATGTTACTAACATGGATTATATGTTTTTTAACTCAACATCTTTTGACCAAAATATTGGTTATTGGAATGTTAGTAATGTAACAAGCATGATAAGTATGTTTAAGGGTGCTACAAATTTTAATAATGGGTTAAGTCCATCAATTTATTCTTGGGACACTTCAAAAGTAATTAGAATGGGGGGAATGTTTCAATACGCTAAATTATTTAATCAAGACATTGGTGGTTGGGATATGAGAAAAGTTATAAATATTACCTCCATGTTTTATGGGGCAACCCAATTTAATAACGGTAATACTGACACTATTAAAAATTGGATTATTACTGGAGCAACCGCTTTAAGTAATATTTTTCTAAATGCAACTAATTTTAATCAACCAATTGGTAATTGGGATGTGTCAAGAATAACCTCCTTGGAAAGTGCGTTCTTTAGTGCCACAACTTTTAACCAAGACCTTGGAAATTGGAATGTTTCAAAGGTAACTACTTTCACCAATTCATTTCGGGATTCGGGATTCAATAATGGAAATTCTCCATCAATTAGTGGTTGGACTATAAATACAACAAATAATGTACTTATGAATGCGATGTTTTATGGTTCACAATTTAACCAACCTATCGGTAATTGGAATGTTTCAAAAGTTACAAATATGACTTCTATGTTTAATTCAACACCATTTAATCAACCAATTGGTTCTTGGAATGTTTCGGGAGTTACCGATATGGAGTCAATGTTTAGTAACTCAACATATAATCAACCATTATCTGGATGGAATGTTTCAAATGTTAGTTATTTTAATAATATGTTTGGTAATTCAATATTTAATCAACCAATAGGTAATTGGAATGTATCGAAAGCAACTAATATGTCATATATGTTTCAATATTCACAATTTAATCAACCTATTGGAAATTGGAACATATCCGGTGTAACTAATTTTAATTTCTTTATGTTAAATAAAACTACATCAACATTATCATCGTCAAATTTAGATAATATTTATAATGGTTGGGTAACCAAAAATCCTCAGATAGGTATAACAATCACTTTTGGTTCCGCTAAACATACATCAGGAAGTACCGCAAATAAAAATATATTAACCTCAACATATGGTTGGTCTATAACAGATGGTGGAGTAATATAGAATAAATCAAACTATTTATATAAGTAAAAATATATTTAAATTTAAAATATGGAAAATAATCAAAATAATGATTTAACAGTTTGGCAGAGACTATCTAGGTCTTTTGGTCCAAACTCGTTATTGAATCAGGACTACCCAACATACACATTAGATAAGAAGGAATTATTAAAAACAACTTCTAAGGATGAGTATGAAAGGGAAAAATTACAAGCACAACAAACATATTACTTAGCAAACCAATGGACCAAGATTGAAAGTAATCTTTATACCCAAGCGGTTTATTATGAACCAACTCGTTTAGCGTCTTTTTATGATTATGAATCGATGGAATATACACCTGAGATATCAGCAGCTTTAGACATTTATGGTGAAGAATCAACAACCGTGGATGAGAATGGTTATATGTTACAAATTTATTCAGAATCAAAACGAATAAAATCAATTTTAGCAGATTTATTTAATAATGTGTTAGACATTAACACAAACTTAACTATGTGGACAAGAAATACTTGTAAATATGGTGACAACTTTGTTTATTTAAAATTAGATGCAGATAAAGGTATTGTTGGTTGTATGCAATTACCAAATATTGAAATAGAACGTTTGGAAAGAGGTATGGCTGCAAAATCAGCCAATATTGAAGAACCAGCCGAAAACAAAGGATTAAGATTTAAATGGAAAGCAAAAGATATGGAGTTTAACTCTTGGGAGATTGCTCATTTCCGTTTATTAGGTGATGATAGAAAACTTCCTTACGGAACCTCTATGTTAGAGAAAGCTAGACGTATTTGGAAACAATTATTATTATCTGAGGATGCGATGTTAATTTATAGAACATCAAGAGCACCTGAAAGACGTGTATTTAAAGTATTCGTTGGGAATATGGATGATAAAGATGTTGAAGCATATGTACAACGAGTTGCGAACAAATTTAAACGTGACCAAGTTGTCGATTCTAAAACAGGAAATGTTGATATGAGATTCAACCAAATGGCTGTTGACCAAGATTATTTTATACCCGTTAGAGACCCTGCAGCAGCATCACCAATTGATACGTTACCGGGAGCAACAAACTTATCAGAAATTGCTGATATTGAATATATTCAAAAGAAATTATTAACCGCTCTTCGTGTTCCTAAAGCATTTTTAGGGTTTGAAGAAACCGCTGGTGATGGTAAAAATTTATCGTTGATGGATATCCGTTTCGCAAGAACAATTAATAAAATTCAAAAATCTATGATAGCCGAATTAAATAAAGTCGCTATTATACATTTATTTTTATTAGGGTTTGAAGATGAATTATCTAATTTTACATTAGCGTTAACCAACCCATCATCTCAAGCGGATTTATTAAAAAACGACCTTTGGAAAGAAAAAATCGCATTATATCAACAAGCTGTTGCGGCAATTGCTGGTATTGCTCCGGTATCTGTATCATGGGCTAAGAAACATATTTTAGGATTCTCTGATGAGGAAATCAAACTTGATTTACAACAACAACGAATTGAGATGGCTGTTGGTGCAGAATTAACAAACACAGCAACAATTATAACACATACAGGTATTTTTGATAATATCGATAAATTATATGGTAATGCTACATCCGGAGCAACTGCCGGTGCTGCACCATCATCCCCACCACCACCGGGTGGAGGAGGATTTGGCGGAAGTAGTGACTTTGGAGGGATGGAAGATTTAGGAGCACCTGAAGCCGGAGGAGCACCTGAAGCCGGAGGAGCACCTGAAGCAGCACCCGGTCCAACACCAGGAGGTGAGGCTGAAGTAACACCTGAGTCATTTAAACGAGATAATTTAAAAATATTAGTAGAACAAGGTTCTTTAACTGAAGATGAATCCTACATTGATTTATCAAGAGGAAAAAATTCTTTAGGTGATATTGAGGAACAATTAAGTAAACTTCTAAAAGATTAGATATTTATAATAAAAATTAGATATGAAAAATTTTGGTTTATTAAAAACAAAGATAGAAAATGTGTTGTTAGAATCATACTCTAACAATACTTTCAAAAACGAATTAAAAACATTTAAGAAACTTGTTATTGAGAATAAAAACATAAGTAAATTATTTTATTTATATGATGAATTAAGTTCTCCAAAGGCATTAAGTGAATCTTATTGTGTTGGATATATAAATGAATGTGTTAAAATTTATGAAAACACTTCAAACAAATTAAAACAATCTGATATTAATAAAATAATTAATTGGGTTGGTAATAAAAATGTGAAAAGTAATTATACAGATATCGACACACTATTCTCTAATGATGTTTTAACTATTGAATCTAAAATTAAAAGTCGAAAAGTTATTATGGAATCACTTAAAAAATTACCTATAACTAAAACTGAGGGAATTGACCTACCATTATCAACTATGGTAAGTGTTGCTAATAAAACGATTAAAAGTTATATTGATGGTTTAAATGAATCAGACAAAAAAGAATTAATTGATTTATTATCTGAAGATGACACAACTTTAAATGAAAAATATACTACACTTAAAGAAGGTGTAGTTACAAAACTAACAGAAATGAAAAATGCCAGCACTGAGTCTTCAATGCAGACAAGAATTGATGAAACTATATCAAAAGTTATTTCTGAAAAATACGATAAACTTACGTATTTCAAACTTAAGAATCTTAAAGAGAATCTTTAATCATTATCAGAATTGAACTTTTTTTGGACATACTTAGCCTTAGAAAGTTCAGTTCTTTTAATAACAGATTTTTTAACAAATTCTTTTCTTTTAAAAAGTTCCCCACTTTGACGAGTTTTAATAACTTTACTTTTATAAAGTTTTAACGCTTTCTCAATTGAGATGTTATTATCTAATTTTATTATTATCATATACTACATATATCTTCCTCTTACAAAAAAGTTTTGAC